ATGGCCTACTACGAGAAGCGCGGGGACGCCTGGCGCGCCCAGATCCGCCGCAAAGGATATCCAACCCTTTCCGCCACCTTTGACACCAAGGCAGAAGCCCAGCGATGGGCCGCCGAGATCGAAGGCGATATGTCGCGTGCTCGATTCGTCGACATGCGCGAGGCCGAGAGCACCACGCTCGCCGAGGCCCTGGACCGCTACCTGTCAGAGGTCACTTCCACGAAGAAGGGCGCCAAGCAGGAACAGGTCCGCATCAAGAAGTGGAAAGAGCACAAGTTGGCCAGCAAAGGCCTGGCTGCCATTCGCTCGAGCGACATGGCTGCATATCGCGATGCCGAGCTCAAGGAAGGCAAGTCGACGGCAACCGTCCGCCTTAATCTGGCGGTGATCAGCCATCTCTACACGGTGGCCACCAAGGAATGGGGAATCGAAGGGCTGACCAACCCGTGCCGAGCTATCCGGATGCCCAAGGGCAGCAAGGAACGGGATCGGCGCCCGACGCCGGCGGAGCTCGCCGCGCTTTACAAGGCGGCCGGCCAGATGAATGCACAGCTACCGGTGTTCATTGAGCTGGCGGTGGAGACGGCGATGCGCCGGTCTGAGCTGTTGATGCTGCGCCGCGACCAGGTGCGCGGCAAAGTGGCCTATCTGGAAGACACCAAGAACGGCGAGCGGCGCGCCGTGCCATTGTCCTCCCGGGCGATTGCCCTCCTAGAGGGCTTGCCTACGCCGATCGGTGGCGGCCGGTACTTCAACCTGGCGCTCAACACGATCAGCAACTACTTCCCCCGGGCCTGCGTAGCCGCCGGGATTGAAGGCTTACGACTGCACGACTTGCGCCATGAGGCGACCAGTCGTTTCTTCGAGCGCGGCTTCACGATGATGGAGGTCGCGAGTATCACCGGTCACAAGACCCTGGCGATGCTCAAGCGCTACACACACCTCAGCCCGCAGGACCTCGCCGAGAAGCTCGGCTGAGGTCAGGCAACCCGGAGCGAGGGCGGGTCTTTTCGCTTCCGCCCCGGCTTTGGCTTCTGGTGCTCCCCGTCCCGAAACTCGCGCAGGAACTTGCGCACGTCCTCTTTCAGCCAGCAATGCCGGTTGCCCATCTTGAAGCTTCTGGGTAGCCACGGCACGCCGCGGCGAATCCCCTCCCTGATTGACGCCTCGGTACGGCCCAGCAGCTTGGCCAGGCCCTCGACCGTCAATACCTCAGTCTCTTCGCTCATACCTTGCTCCCGGCCTGACGCGCCAGATTCTGGTTGTCACGCTGATCTGTCACGTCAGTCGTCTTCAGTTCATTGATCACTGATTCGATGCCAGCCACATAGCTGCCAGGCCGGCCTGCCGTTGCTCCGGCCAATCGCTCTACTACTACCTCGACCGGCGACCCCCTCAGCGAGGCGACAAGGTCAACGGCCCAGCGCCTCGCCTCCAAGTACATGAGCCGGTTGATTGGCCCAGTTGCAGGCATTGATACGCCTGAGGCCTTGATGCCTTGGTCGGCGGCATGCGGAGCCGGTACCTTTGCGGCCGATCTCGACACGACCGAGTTGACCCGGCCTCGGCCACGTTTGAGACCCATCGATTCGAGAATCTCCTTCGCTGCCTGGCTGATATCCCGCTTGCTCATGAACGTCCCCGGAAGTGGTCGGCCAGAACTCGTCGCCCGTCCAGGCCGCAGGCAGCGGACAGGTCAAGGACCTGCCCGAATGTGGTTTCGCGCTGCTGCAGGGCATCCCACAGCAGCAGGAGCAGGCCGGCCTGGCTCATGACTGCTCCTCCGGCTTTGGCTCCTTGTCGCGATCAAGGAGTTTGTCGATGCGGGCAATCAGCATGTCGCGGAAATTGTCATTGCCCTGGTAATCGTTGATGAATGCGATCGCCTCCCTCAGCAGTACATCAGCCTCTTTCAGTTGCACCTCGCGCTCTGCCAGCTTTGCATGCAGGTCGCCCTCGGTGATGCTGACGATCACCGCCAGGCCACGGCCAACTGAGGCCAATTGGCCAGGCTCTGCGTACGGCAGGATGTTCGACAGGGGGGATGCGTCGCAGGCGCGCAGCACCAGGGTGATGCGTTCAGGCGTCGGCATGTGCGCCTCCATTGGCGGCCTGGTAGCCAGCCAAGAAAAGGAGGTAGTCGCCGTGGGTGCGGTCGTCGACGAAGCCACTCACCGGCCCTTTCTCCAGTTCGGCCATGCCGGCGCCGATCGGATTGGCGGCAATGAACAGGTCGCGAGGATCGACTGACACGGCCTCGGAGCTTGGTGCAGTGGAAGGAAGGTGGTCGCCCTGGGCACGAATGCGTTCGAAGATTTCCTGGCGATGGACCGACACGCCGGCAGGGGCCTCGACCCCGACTCGGGTTTGCATGCCCTTTACACCGAGAATGGTGACAGCGATGTCGTTGTTGATGCGGATGGTCTCGCCAACACGACGGGTCAAAATCAACATGGTAAAACTCCTTGTAGGCGAGGGCGGCGATCACCGCCCTTCAATTCACTGCGTTGTGCGCAGCTCGTTGCGTGGAACCCAGCCGCCGGTGGTTTTCACCATGCAGCCGACATAGGGTGCGAACTTGGTCTGCCGCTCTGTCTGGTATCCGTACCATTGGCACGACCCCCAGTTCACCGCGGCGGCTATTGCGAGCGCGCACAGGGCGAGCCCCGTAACCGCGCCCAGGCCGATGTGCTTGCGCTTCAAGCCTCGATACCGAAGTCTTTGGGGCGCAAGCCCAGTTGCACACCAACCTCGGCCAGCACCTTGAGTTCTTCGGGGCTGATGTTTCCGTCGCCCTCGGCAACGGTAATCATGTTCACGAACACCTCCTCGGCATCGAGAGGGTTGTTCTTGATGTCCGCGATCTCGCGCATGATGTTCATGCGCCCCAGGCGGAATCCGGCCTGCAGTTGCTCGGTGAAGAGATTCACGGTGGCGGTGATCTCTTGGCCGAAGTGCTCCAGGTTCTTGTTTGCCCGGATCTGAATGTCGATCTGAGCCGCCTCGTTCTTGCTGATCTCGCCGTCAGCCGCCGCCACCAGCAGGCAGCCACCGACGATGGCCTGCATCAGGTCACGGTTTTCCAGCTTCTTGACTGCGCGCTTAGCGCCGAACAGTTTCTTTCCAATACCGAACATGGGTCTTTCCTCTTGGGTTGGTGGAGCTTTCTTCAGGCAAGCCGGTGGCCTGCCGCGTTTGTTGGCTTTCGCAAAAATCAGGGTTGGTCAGATCACGCGGATGACGTCACGCCACCGCCAGGGCGCACTCTGCGCGCCGGGTTGCTACACGGGTTTCGATCTTGCGCTCGCCGCTGTTACCGCCACGACGAACACGCATTGCCTGGTCGTCTCCGATGATGCAGTGGATGGCCATGATCAGCGCCAGTGCGGTTACGGCCGGACTGATGACGCCACGCTTGAATGCCTCAGCCACCAGCGCAGCGCGACGGGTGACACCCCACTTCGTGCCGAGGGCGATCAGGCGCTTCTTCACTCCGTCTTCGCTAATGCCGAGGGTTCGAGCAACCTCTTTCCCAGAAGCGCCGCCTGCGATCGCCAGAAGGCACTCCAACTCTCTCGGAGCTGCGCCATGACCAAGCAGGCCCTGCCAGTTACCGACTGTGATAGAGGTTTCTGTGATCATGGTGGCGCTCCGTGCTGGGTTGTGATGAGGGAAGGCTACAACCGAAGTAATGCAAATACAATATAAAGTTGTAGTTCGGACCAAAAAAAACCGCCCTCATCAAGGGCGGTCCGGTCCTGCGCAGCCTCTTACTCAGAAAAAAGTGCTTCTAGGCATCTTCCCGTCTACAACCGTACCTACGATTTCCCAAGTGTCGTCCATGGGAATGGTGGGGAACGAAGAGTTCAATGGGCGAAGATAAAGGCGCCCTGCATCACGGATGAACTGCTTGAAAGTGGCTTCGTTCGTGTCGGTCATGCGTGCCACCACGTATTGACCAGACCGAGGCTCAAGCTCTGGAGCTACAAGGATCAGAAAGCCTTCAGGGAAGGACTCTCCAGCGGAGCTAGTCATGGAGTTTCCAACGACTTTCAACCAAAAACCGTCTTCGCCGGCCCAGGCATCAGATGTGTGCCGTGGGCACGATGAAAGGTTGACGATATCAATGGCCTCTGCGGCGACCCCTGCTTGCACCCAGCTTATCTCAGGGTATTCAAAGTATCTGCTGGGATGCAGCGCGGCACTTACGTTGGAATCTACGTCCGATGGGGCGCCTTTCTCATCGGTCTCTCCCATCAACCAGGAGGCGGATACGCCGAGCGCGTCAGACAGCTCTTTGAGCTTACGATTTCTCGGCGTATTCCTATCCGACTCCCAGGCTTGGACGGACTGAGGGGTTACGTTCACCCGCCGTGCCAGTTCAGATTGGTTAATGCCCAGCTGCTCTCGCGCCAAGGCTATCAGTTGACCAGTAGTTCGCTTTTTCATGGTCAAAATGTACAACTCTGCGTTGTATAGGTCATTGCAATTCTCCATTTCAGGTCGTACCCTTCCCTGTAATTCAGAGTTGTAGGCCATGGTATGAGTAAGATTTCAGCAATCCAGCGCGCTGTTCTTGTCGCTGGCAGTCAGTCCGCGCTCGCCAGATCCCTTGCTTGCACCCCTCAGCACGTTCAAAAAATGTGCGCTTCGGGCCGAGTTCCTGCAAACCGAGTTCTGGCTATCGAGCTTCTCACAGGGGTTCATCGTCATGAGCTAAGGCCCGATCTATACCCTGAAGCTCCGCCGACCATGACCCAAACGATAGCCGAAGCCGGCACGCAGCACAGCTCCACTGTCGGTGCTGTGAATTTATACAGCACTCCGCAGACTCCCCCATGAAGCCTTCAGAATTTCAGTTTTTGTTGTCCGGCTGACCTTTCTCCGGGCAACAAAAAACCCGCCGTAGGAAGCGGGTTTCTCACGCCACTCTGTAGGAGGAGTGGTTACTTCGTAACGTCTTTCGATAGGAGACGGCGCTATGGCGCACCCGAAAAATAACACCGGTGAAAATCCAAATCAACCACTCGCGGAGTCTTCAGCTGCTACTGAGTTTGCTGCTGGATGCCTCCACGAAGGTTTCACGCAATATCAGCGCGAGGTGATTGCTGGCTTGCTAGCGGCCGAGCGTAAGCACGCTAGCAGGTGGTGGACCTTCCTTTCCGAAATGCGCCTCCATGGCCAGTTACCAGAGTGGGCTAAGGCTCAGGACGCTGGGCGTCACGCCGATTATGACCGATGGGAAGCTGATTGCCAGGCGACCAATCTGGATTTGCTCGGATTCAAAGGCAACCTTCACGCCTATGGTGCCGGCCTTTCATTTGTCGCTCTCAGTGATCTGGGAGGTGAGGCATGACTTGCCAAAACTGGAGCGCCCTTGAGCTGGTTGCACGCGAAGGCGTTGAGCAACTGGATGCTGCTGTGCAGACGATTCTTCAACTTGAAGAACTGCTGAGGGCGGTGCGCCTTAGTCTGGACAACAACTCAGGCCCTGACCGCCTGCTCGCTCTTGGCGTGTACGTTGCTGCTGACCATTCGAACGGATTCGACGATATGCGCGCGAATCTGCAAAAGCGACTCAACGATTGCCTGTCACAAAAATCTGAGTCTGCGGTTCGTGGCGCGGGAGGTGCAGCATGAGGGCGATGATGGTTTCACCCTCTGCGGTCATTCAGGGCCAGGTGCTGCAGCCAGCAATGCTAAGCGCTCAAGACATGGCCTATATGAATTTCGCTCGCATCGAGCACCGAAAGCTTGAGCAGCTGATCCGCGACAGCATCATCCCGATGCTTGGTGGGTATCAAAGCGATCTGGCCAAGGACCTTGAACGTCACCTGATGCAGTGCCGGCAGTTCAGCCTGAACTTCTGCTGGCAGCATCGTCACGTGGGTGCATCGCATGGGGCGGTTGGTGAGGGGGGCGACGTATGAACCTGGTCACTAGCACCTCCCTCACAATGTCGTCGCAAGAAATCGCCGAGCTGGTTGGGTCTCGACACGACAACGTGCGGACCACTATCCAGCGCCTTGCTGCTCGAGGCGTCATCCAGCTCCCTGCAATGCAGGAAGTTCAGAACCACCTGCGGCAAGGTGTAGCCACTTACGTGTTTTCCGGAGAGAAAGGAAAGCGCGATAGCCTGGTGGTGGTCGCCCAGCTCAGTCCAGAGTTCACTGGCGCCATTGTGGACCGCTGGCAGGAGCTAGAGCGATCCGCCGGCAAGCCGATGACCCAGGCCGAGCTCATCGCTGCCAGTGCGAACCAGCTGGTCGCCATCGAGCGGCAGCAGGCAGCCCACCAGGTGGCGCTAGAGCGCGTCGAAGACCGCACCACCAAGCTTGAGCAGGTCCGCTATCTCGACTCCGTGCCCAGCGGGTTCGAGACCATCACCACGATCCGTGACCGCATCAACAATCGCCATGGCCTGCCGGCCTGGGTGGTCAATGCAGTGATGCGTGAGGTGTCAGGGGCACCGCTGCCATTTGCCATGGTGCGCAGCCGCCATTCCGAAGAAGGGGGACAGCCTTTCGCGATCTGGCCCAAGCCGGCAATCACGCGCCGATTTGACCAGTTCGTGGAGCAATGCGCGTACGTCACATCCGAGCGTGCAACCCATCCGGAGATCCCACAAGGGCGATTCAAGATCAACCCGAGGGCGCCGCAATGACCGACAACGTGATTCCTCTGTTTGGCCGGAAGCCCACCGATCCGGTGGTGATCAACGAGGCGTATTTCGAACCATTGACCAACGACCAGCTCGCGTACCGGGCCTGGAGCCACTGCGACCTGGCTGAGGAAATCTTCTTCTCGGATGAGGCAGAGGAAGACTCCCTGCGCGAAGCCAAGTTTGAAGTGCTCATGGCTCAGTGGGCTTTGCGGGTGCTAGTTCGGCGACTAACCGGGTTCCCTGCCCTTGAGCTTCGGGAGCAGGTGAACAAGGCGTTTCTTGAACGGCTTGCAATCGATCCGGACGGACTGGCTGCAGCGACTGAGCCCTGCGGCGGCGAATCGTTGGTGATGGGCCCATGGCCCAGTTACGCCGGGGCTCGACATTTGCCTGAGCGCGAGCGGTGGGTGGTTTACAGCACAGCCAAGGCATATCGGGCCGCGCTGGAAGAGCAGGGCATCGCGATGGCTGAACCCTACGACCAGTTTGTCCAGCGGATCGCCGCTGAGTTGGAGATCTGAACCCATGAGCATGGAATTGATGGTCAAGGCCATGAAGACCAAGGTCGGCAACCCGCTACGCAAGCTGGTGCTGATCAAGCTGGCGGACAACGCCAGCGACCAAGGCGAGTGCTGGCCGTCCTATCAGCACGTTGCCGATCAATGCGAGATCGACCGCAGCACCGTGCGCAAGCACATCAAGCAGCTTGCGGCTCAGGGCCTGCTGCGTATCGAGAACAGAGAGGGGCCGAAAGGGAACTCCACCAACTTGTATTACCTGACCCTATCCGGTGTAGGCCGAAACAGCACCCCTGTAGGCCCAGAAAGCACAGGTGTAGGCCCACAGCCTACAGGGGGTGTAGGCCCAGAAAGCACCAGAACCAGTCACCCTTCTGAACCAGTCAATGAACCTAAACCTATGTGCACATCGGTGGCGGATGGGTTCGAGCAGTTTTGGAAGCTGTACCCGAAGAAGAAGAGCCGGAAGGACGCGCTGAAGGCCTGGAACAAGATCAATCCTGACGCAGAACTGCAGGCGGTGATGATCACCGCCCTGGCCCAGCACTGCGTGTCGCGGGATTGGACCAAGGATGCCGGCCAGTACATCCCGATGGCCTCCACTTGGCTCAACGGCGAGCGCTGGCACGACGTTCTGCAACCAGCTGGCGCAACCGCCCAAGGCGGCGCATTCAACAACCTTCCGCAGCACACCGATGACATGTACCAGGAGAGCCACGATGGCCGCTCGAATTTCTGATCTGTTCCACCGTCGCCCCTTCATGCGCATTTTCTCCGGCGAATGCGCCGTACACGGCCAGGTCGATATGACCGAAGTCGAGCAGCTGGACGGCTCGATGCTGGCGCGTGGCTGCAAGCGTTGCGCCTGGGAGGCCCTGCACACCACGCCTCGCGACTCGGTAGAGCGCGCCTTGGCCACCACCCAGCACAAGGCTGAGCACACCATGGCCGCGCTGATCGGCGCCGGGATCACGCCGCGCTTCGCCGCCGCCACCTTCGACAGCTATTGCGCCGAAAAGGAGCCGCAGCACAAGGCCCTGGCCAAGTGCCGTGCTTACGCCGAACAGTTCCCGGCCAACTTCCGCGCTGGTCGCTCGCTCCTGCTGACAGGGAATGTCGGCTGCGGCAAGACCCATCTGGCCAGCGCTATCGTGCGCACAGTGGTTGCCGACCACGGTCGGGCGCTGATTATCCCGGCCGGGGATATCGTGAGCATCGCCCGAGCTTCGATGGTGCCTGGCTCTGGCTACACAGACCGCGATGCGGTGGTCCACCTTGGCGGCCTGGACCTGCTGGTGATTGATGAGGTCGGCGCCCAGAAGGGCAGCGAGTACGAACTGGGCCTGCTGCACAGCATCATTGACCGCCGGTATCAGGCAGTGCTGCCGACTGTGGTGATCAGCAACTTGAGCGCTGACGGCCTCAAATCCTACATCGGCGATCGCGCTCTTGACCGCTTACGTCAGAACGGTGGACAGCAAGTCGGGTTCACCTGGGAGTCGAAGAGGGCGGCGGCATGAGGGCCCTCTACAGCGACGAGGCCGAGCACGGCGTGCTTGGCGCAGTCATCCACGCTTCGCTGCAGCAGAACGCTGGCCTGGTCGAGGACATGCTCGGCCAGATGACCTCGGCCGACTTCTATCATGCCGATAATGCGGCGCTGTTCGAGGCCATGCTGGAGTGCCGCGAGCAAGCCATGCCCATCGATCCGGTGACCTTGGGCGCGGTGCAGCGCCTGCTCCCAGGTGGCGACAACGTCATGGCCTATGCCGCCGAGCTGGCCAGCAAGGTGCCTTCGCTGGCCAACTGGAAGGCCTACGCCAAGCACGTCAAGGAATGGGGCGTGATCCGGCGCATTCTTGAGGTGGCAGGCGGCGCGCAGGAAATGGTGCAGGCCGGGGCACCTACCGGCGAAGTAATCGCTGCAGCCCAGCAGGCCATGGCTGACTTGCGCGACCTCGACGGGGAGGCCAAAGGCTTCAAGCGGCTGGACACCTGGATGGGGGAAGCGGCTCGGCTGGTGGATGACAAGCTGAACGGAAACGCTCCGGCTTGGCCAGCCACTGGTTTGGAAAAACTGGATGAGTTGGTGCAGGGAATCCGCCCAAAGAAAGTAACCGTGATCGCCGGCCTGCCGGGCAGCGGCAAGACTACCTTGGCCCTGCAGATCGCCCAGCACAACGCAGTGAAGGAGCGGAAGCCGTGGCTGGTGTTCTCCATTGAGATGCCTGGTGAGGAGCTGGGCCTGCGGGCTATCGCGTCTCTGGGCGGTGTGGACCTGCGCAAGCTGGACAACCCCTCCCAGATGCGCGACGACGACTGGGCGAGGATGGTGGGGTCCGTGGCGCAAGCCAAGGGCGCCCCGCTGTTCGTATGCGATGACCCTGTCCAGACCCCGACCACCATCCGCGCCACGGCTCGGCAGTGCCAGCGTGAGCACGGCTTGGCCGGGATTGTGGTCGATTACCTGACCTTGGTGCGCAGCGAGCGTGGTGGCCGATCTCGTACCGAGGAGGTGGGCAAGATCAGCAAGGCCCTGCTGCAGCTGGCCAAGGAAATGGGCATCCCGGTCATTGAACTGGCCCAGCTGAACCGAGACTCGACCAAGCGCCCCGGCAAGAAGCCCCAATCCAGCGACCTGCGCGACTCCGGTGAGATCGAGGCCGACGCTAGCTGCATCCTGATGGTGCACCGGGACATGGATACGGAGGAGGGCCAGAACGGCCTCACCGAGATCCTGATGACCAAGTGTCGCCATGCGCGGGTTGGCAGCTGCATCGTTCAGCAGGAAGGGCAGTATGGCCGGTTCGCCACCTACGCCGGATCGCTGCCCAGTGATGATGAGGTCGAGGCTGGGCGTGGCAGCTACGCCCAGCGCTACAAGGGGGCTGGCCTGTGACTGAGCCAATCAAGATGGCGCCCTGCCCATTCTGCGAAGGGCCGCCCTGCATCACCGCCAAGGATGAAGCCGGTACCGAAATCTCCGAGGGTCACACCTTCGACCCCTCTGACGAGTTCCCGATGGTTTCGGTGCACGTCTGGTGCCACGACTGCGGCGCTCAGGGGCCGAGCATAGACACGCTGACCCTGGGCACGTTCGACCACCTGTATGACCTGCAGGTGGTGGATGTGATGCGGATCGCTGTCGAGAGCTGGAACAACCGCCACGCGAAAGCCCGCGCCTGCTACGACGCTGGCGATCAGAAAGGTCTGAACCTGTGGCCGAGGAGGGAGGCATGAGCGACACCAAGACCCTCACCGTGACCCTCAGCGACGCGGAGATCCGCCGTCACGCCGCCGGCGAAGTCTTCCAACTGCGCGATACCCGCCACCGGGAACTGCGCTTTCGGTTCTCGACCGTGGACCGCTCCCGTGGTGCCTGGCACGTCGTTGTGCGCGGGCGCTGGGGCAAGGCTGGCGATTACCCGGGGATCAACACCAAGACCATGCTGGCCACGCTACCAGCGATCCTGGCCCGCCGTGCCGCCGATGCCGACGCCAAGTCCACCACCACCAGCTGGGCCACGGTGGGCGACGTGCTGGCATGGTACCGCGACCGGATGAACCGTGACCGGGGTCTGTCGGCCAAGCGCAAGGCCAGCGCCAAGTCGGCGCTGGACCGCCACCTGGTGCCACGCCTGGGTAGCCTGCTGCTGGCCGAAACCAATAAGCAGGCGATCGACCAGCGCCTGATGTGGCCGCTGCAGGAGCGCTATGCCCTGTCCTTCGTGCGTTCGGTCTACGGCGTGCTGTCGGTCGCGTTCCGCCAGGCGCTGCGCCTGGACATGCTGCCGGCCAACCCCATGGCCTCGCTGAAGTTCACCGACTTCGTGCGGACCCGGATCAGGCCCCGGCCCGCGCGACTGCGCGGGGATGATGTGCCCGGCCTTTTGGTGGTGGTGGCCGAGCGTTTCGAGGTGGAGCCGGCGGGCTGCATGCTGGCCCTGATGATGCTGTGCCACGGTTCGCGGCTGGGCGAGACCCGGCTGGCGCGCTGGCGCAACGTCAACCTTGAAGCGGGGCGCTGGTTCATTCCGGCGGGTGACACCAAGACCAAGGCCGAGCACACGCTACCGCTGACCACCCAAGCCTGCGCACTGCTGCGCCGGTACCAGCGCCTGCAGGCCGCCCAGGGCTACACCGGCCCGCTGCTGTTCCCGGGCAGCCACGGCGCACCGCTGAGCCCGAGCAAGGCCAACACCTTGTTCACCGATCTGGCCAAGGGCGAATGGTCGAGCCATGACCTGCGCAAGGTGGCCCGCACGGCATGGACCGACCTTGGGGTGGACTACATGGTGGGCGAGCTGCTGCTGAACCACGCCATGAAGGATCTGGACGCCACCTATATCCACACCACCGCCGAGGGCCTGAAGCGTCAGGCGCTTGAGGCCTGGCATCAACACCTCGACGGGCAGGGATTCGCCGCCATTCACACCGAGACATTAGCGGGACACAAAACCGAGCCTGCAACCGCTGACGCCACTAACGGCGCGGGCTGCAGCACCTCACAGCATCCATCCCAAGGGAGGATGCACGATCAAGATTCCAAGCCGGGAGACGACCATGAGTAACGTCGCAGCGGCAATGCCGCGCAAAAGCCTGACCCCTGTGGAGTGCAAGTTCCTCAAGGTGGGTAACCGCATGCTGCTGGAACAGACCAATGGCCGGATAGCCTCGGCAGCCCTGATGGACATCGTGGCTGACTGGCACGCCGCGCGCGCCAATGTGGGCTTCGAGCGGTTCGCCAAGGGCTGGATCACCGAGGGCAATGCCAAAAACAAACACGCTGACAAGCTGCTGCGCGAACTGTTCGGCCTGGACACTGACCCAACGCCCCGGAGGGCTGCATGAAGAAAAGAACCTACGTGGACAAGGCGCTGGGTGATACCGAGTACATGCTCGAGCAGTGGGGCTGGTGGCGAATGAGTGAGATGGGGGTGCCACGATACGTGTCGCCACTCTATGCGCTCATGCGCGACAACGTGCCCAGCGAGGGCGGTGCTCGGCAGCATGTCATCACAGACGACCTGGCGCTGATCATCGACGGCGCCGTGGCCAGGCTAACGAAGCGTAACCAGCAGATGGGTGATTTCGTATGGGCTTACTACGGTTCGAAGCACCCGGCCATGCGGGTCGGCCGGGAGGCGGGCATGTCCGAGCGCAAGGCGCGGGAGATCATCAAGGCGGGCGTTGCATGGATCGACTGCGCGCTCGAAGAAATCCGAGAAGCTGCGTAAAAAGTTCTATGCGGGCGGATAAACACCTGTTTTCATTGCAGCGTGTCCAGCTTGCAACGTCACGCGATGCTGCGTCCATGCACCTGTCGCGTGGTTAGATACTTTAGAAATGCACCCGCTTAGCTGGGTGCATTTTCTTTAGTGGTCGCTTTGTATTTGAAAATCCCGGCTTTCCTTGTTGCTTCTAGGGCTGACTGCCCAGGAGACAGGACTATTCCTGCGTGATCGCAGACCGCACGATAAATCCCCTCTTGATTCGCCAGGAGGGCAGTGGGTACGCCGACACTTCCCGCTACATCGAATCCATTTGTGTAGTTGATAGTTGTATGCAGCATGGTTGTAGTCCTCGCTTTTCGATTTGGAGGGCTATTTTACCACGCATATTTGAAGTTGTTTTTCAAGCACTTTTTTAGAGGTCGTTAGGTGCGTGAGTCGCGCCACCAAGGCAGGGCGCTAGGGAAGCGCCGACCCACCGCATCAATTCCAAGGGCTCGCCATAACGGCGGGCCTTTTCTTTTTCCGCTCCCCGCAACGGGAGGAATCGAGATGGCCCATATGCCGCCAGAGAAAGACCCATCATTCTGGGTGCTTGTACTGACAGCCCTGAGAGAGAACGGCCTTGCTATGGGTCTGACATTCGCTCTGACCTGGCTGCGCATCCAGTACGACGGGAAGGAGACTCGTCCCGCCCGCCAACTGATTGAGGCAACCCTCGGCGCGCTGATCGTGATGGTGGTTGGCCTGACTGTGAAGGAGTTCGGCTTGAGCATTGCCTGGTCATTCGCCACCGCTGGCTTTGTTGGTGTGCTTGGCGTTGAGCAAGCGCGCCAGCTTGGCAGGCGCTGGGCAGAGCGGAAGGTAGACGCGGGGTGACCTGCTCCACAAATTCAACGTGCGCCGCTTCGTGGCGCGAGGAATCACCATGGACAAGAAACCCATGATCCTTGGCCAGGAACTCGGCCAGACCGTATGCCAGGTGCTCGGGCTGGACCCATCGAGAGTCACATCCATCACCATTCGCATGGAGCCCAACACCGCCGCTTGCGTGGAGGTGGTGAACACCATCAGCCAGGTTGAAGGCGAGAAGATCGCCGGGTCCTTGGAGGTCTACGGACTGACGCGGCGTGGCATGTGATGGCCTGCAGTGGATGCGCCGCCCGGCGTGAGCGAATGATGAAGTGGACGAAGGTGGCATATGAACGAGCACGCAGTCTCCTTGCTGGAGCAGATGCTGGCCGAGCAGAAAAAGCAGACCAGCCTGCTCGAACAGATCGCAACCCAGAACCTGGCCCTGATTGAGGCACTGGCTGATGACCAAGGCGGTGACCCTGATGAGGAGCCACTCAGCTACCTGGATGGCACGCCATGCCGGTAAGGCCCGGAACGCACAAGCCGCCTGGCGCGACCACGCCTAAGTACAAGCCGGCGGAGCAGCGTGGTAGCAGCACCGAGCGTGGCTATGGATACAGGTGGCAACAGGCCCGCGCTGGTTACCTGCGCAAGCATCCGCTCTGCGTGCACTGCCAGCGCGAGGGAAGGGTAGAGCCAGCTACTGAACTGGACCACATCGTCCCTCACCGTGGTGACAAGGAGCTGTTCTGGTCCAGATCGAACTGGCAGGGCCTCTGCCGAACGCACCATTCACGCAAGACGGCAGCAGAGGACGGCGGCTTCGGCAACGCCCGTCGCGGCTGACCGAAACCGCACGCGCAGGCCTGAGAAATCGTCCAAAAACGGTGAAATGAGAATATCTATCGACTATTGGGCGGGGGGAGGGAAAAAGTCTGGGGCTTTTTGCTTCTAGACCGCGCCCGGAGTCGTTTTTTCGCGCCGTCAAAATTAGCTTTTTGAAATTGAAGGTTGACAAATGACCCGAGGACGGAAGCCAACGGCGCCCAACCTCAAGGTTCTGGCCGGTACCACTCGCCCGGATCGCGAGGAAAAGGACGCGCCAGAGTTCGACCTGATTGACGACTTCCCTGACGCACCTCAGCACCTGAATCGAGACGGCGCCGAGATGTGGGAGAGCCTGGGCCGGCAGCTGGTTGCCGCCAAGGTGCTGCAGGTGGTCGACCTGTATTCACTGGAGCAGCTGTGCTTTGCCTGGCAGTGCTTCCGTAAGAAGGCCAAGGCTGACATGGAGGCCACGGCGGCAGAGACCACGGCGCTGAAGGCGCTGTTCTCCGAGTTCGGCATGACGCCGGCAAGCCGCCGTAAGGTTTCGTCGGGCGGGGAGCAGAAGAAGGGCAACGCCTTCGCGGGTAATGGGCGAAAGAATGCGTGACTTCGTCAAGATCGCTACCGACTACGCGAAGGGGGCTGTCGCCGACAAGAAGCGGAAGCGCCACGGCAAGCTGATCCGCCAGGCTGCCCAGCGCTTTCTGGATGACCTGAAGCGTGCCAAGAAGAAGGATTGCCCCTTCATCTTTGACCCTTGGCATGCGAACGACCCGTGCGACTTCATCGAGAAGCTGCACCACGTTGAAGGCAAGTGGGAAAAGCCGACCATCGTGATGCATCCATCGCATATCTTTTTTGTGGTCCAGCTGTTCGGGTTCCGCAAACGGCAGTGGGTGTTTACTGAGGGCTGGGGCGACGACGGCAAATTTCACCCGCGGCGGTTCACCTCGGCACTCTTCGCAGTGGCCCGGAAGAACGCCAAGAGCACGCTGTCCTCGGCCATCCTGCTGTACTGCGAATGCTGCGAGCCCGAAGAGGGCGCGCAGATCATCAGCGCGGCCACCACCTTTCCGCAGGCGTCGATTATCTTCAACGCCGCCAAGCGGATGACCGAGAAGAACGCCGACCTGCGCGAGTACTTCGGGCTCGAGGTCTGGGCCAAGTCCATCAGCCGCGTTCAGACCGGGGCCAGCTTCAAGCCGATCCATGCCAAGGCATCGACCCAGGACGGCCTGAACCCATCGCATGTCGGGCTGGACGAGATCCACGCGCACAAGACCGCCGACCTGCTAAACGTCCTGCAATCAGCCGCTGGTGCCCGGGGCAACCCGCTGTGGTTGTTCACGACTACCGAGGGCTACACCAACCCCGGGCCGTGGGCTGAAATTCGCATGTTCGCGAAGAAGCTGCTGGGCGGGCTGTTCGGCACCACCGCTGACCACTACCTGGTGGTGTTCTATGCGGTGGATGACGAGGACAAGAGTCTCGGCATCAAGGCTGACGACGACTTCGACGAGAAGGCCTGGATCAAGGCCAACCCGTTGATGGATGTGAACCCGCACCTGATGGCGGCGATCCAGAAGGAAGCCATCGAAGCGAAGCAGATGCCATCTAAGATGGCCGAGTTTCGCATCAAGCGGTTGAACCGGCCGGCCTCGACGGCTGACGGCTGGGTCGACCTGAACAAATGGCAGCAGTGCGGCGGTGAGATCGACCTGGACTGGCTTGCGCAGTACCCGTGCTGGGGAGGGCTGGACCTTGCGTCCACCCGTGACCTCACGTCGTTCCGCCTTGTGTGGGATGTCGACGGCGTTCTGTACACCTACGGGTGGCGCTGGGCGCCGGAGAGCGCGGTGGCTTTCCGCACCGAGCGGGGCACCGTGCCGTATGCCGCCTGGGTTGAATCAGGCCTGCTCAAGCAAACCGAGGGCGACGTTACCGATTACGCGGTGATCGAGGCCGACGTGAAAGCGGTCTGCGAGCGCTTCAATGTCCAGGCTATCGGCTATGACCGGTGGAACGCCACCGATCTGGTGAACCGACTGGTTGCTGCCGAGCTCCCGATGGTCGAGTTCATTCAGGGGCCAAAGTCGTACCACCCGGCGATGCAGACCCTGGAGCTGGCCTACATCTCCGGAAAGTTGGTGCACGGCGGCGACATGCTGCTGAACTGGTGCGCCTCCAACCTCATCGCCCGGCGCGACGACAACATGAACATGGCCCCGGACAAGAAACGTTCGGCGGACAAAATCGACGACATGACCGCTCTGCTTATGGCTGTGGGCGTTTCTAAGGCAGGGCAAGAGCAGCCCATAACTGACCTATGCGTGGTGCTGTGATGTTCAACTTTGGGAAAACAAAGAAGCTGGAACAGGACCTCGCAGCTATGCGCGAGGAGCTGGGCGAGCTCAAGAACAAAGAGCTCACCTGGAACGAAATGGATCGCTCCCAATGGGCGGACTTCTTTGGCGCCGTGCCGTCGTCTTCTGGAGTGGTGGTCACCACCGAAACCGCCAAGCGCAGCGCCGCTGTGTATGCTTGCTGCCGACTGATCGCCGGCGCAGTGGCTTTGCTGCCGCTGCCGATCTATGAGCGCACGCAGAATGGTGGGCGGGCGCGGGCGAATCATGACCTCTGGTGGCTGCTCAATGAGTCGCCGTATCCGACCCTGACCGCTTGCTCGTTTTGGGAGTGGATGCTGTCTTCCATGCTGCTGCGTGGCGATGGGCTGGCCCAGATCGTCCGAGATCGTTCGGGAAAGCCAGTGCGACTCATGCCGCTTCCCCGGGAGTGTGTATCGATCGTGCGGGTTGGCGACACGCTGCACTACTACGTGAATGACGACGGCAAGTACTTCGGCCTGGAGTCGGAGGATGTCTTGCACTTCCCCGGCTTTGGGTTCGACGGCACCAAGGGCGAGTCGGTGATTCGCTACGCCGCCCGACAGGCCGTGGGTGCTGCCCTGGCCGCCGACGAATATGCCGGCGAGTTCTTCAGCAACGGTGCAAGCCCGAGCATAGCCATCACCTACCCGGCAGGCGTGTCACCTGGGACAGAACAACAGGACTACCTGCGTCAGCAGTTCACCGAGAAGTACACGGGCCGCACCAATCACCATAAGCCGATGCTGCTGGTGAACGGGGGCGATATCAAGCCCGTGAGCCTCACGGCCGAGGACGCCCAGCTACTTGAGACCCGCAAGTTTCAGGTGATCGAGATTGCTCGAGCATTTGGCGCACCTCCGCACATGATCGGTGAAACCTCCGCGTCCACCAGCTGGGGTACCGGCATCGAGCAGATGTCGATCGGCTTCGTCCGTTACACCCTGGGCCCGCACCTGCGACGCATCGAGCAGGAGCTGAACCGCAAGCTGTGGCCGCGCTCGACCCGCTACTTCACAGAATTCAATCGTGAGGGCCTGCTGGCCGGTGACAGCAAGACCGAAGCGGAAGTGCTCGGCAAGGCGCTGGGGGGGCCTGGATCACAAGGCTGGATGGTGGTCAACGAAGTGCGGGCCATCAAGAACCTGCCTCCTGTCCCGGGCGGCGACAAACTCTACTTTTCGACTGCCAGCCAGAAGCCGGCCAAACCCCCAGAGGCTCAGCCCGATGAACCTGATCCAACTGTTCAAGAATAACCAGGCGGCCAAGCGCGAGTTTCGGATCGTCAGCGAGGCCCGCGAGGCGACCATCTACCTCTACGACATCATCGGCGAGGACTGGTACGGCGGCGTGGCAGCCAAAGATTTCGTGCCGCAACTGGCGGCGCTCGACGTTGACACTATTCACTTGCGGATCAATAGCCCCGGCGGGGATGTGTTCGACGCCCGCGCGATGGCCCAGGCAATCAAGTCGCACCCGGCCAAGGTAATCGCCCACATCGATGGCCAGGCGGTTTCGGCAGCCACCTATGTGGCGGTGGCAGCGGATGAAGTGGAAATTGCCGAAGGCGGTTTCTTCATGATCCACAACGCCTGGACCATCCAGATGGGCAACGCCAAGGACTTCCGGGATCAGGCCGACTTGCTGGACAAGGTCGATGCCAGCATCAGCGCCGACTACGAGCGCAAGACCGGTAAGTCAGCCGAGGAAGTCCTGGCCTTGATGGCGGCCACCACCTGGATGACCGCGGCGGAGGCGCTGGAAGGCGGATTCGTTGATCGCCTGGCCGAAGGCAAGACCGCCACACAGAACCACTGGAACCTTGCCGCCTACGGCAATGCACCCAAGGCGCTGACCGAGCGCCCCGAGCCAACAGTCAATCGCGAAGCCCTTGAGCGTCGCCTTTCGCTGTTGGAAAAAATCGCGCCGTAGGCCTCGCGCCGTCGCGTAAATCCAGCCCGCCCAGTGCGGGCTTTTTTGCATCTGGAGAAAAGTTATGACCATTCAAGCAATGCGCGAGCGCCGTAATGGCTTGGCCATCGAAGCCCGCAAGCTGCTGGACGAGACCAAGGATAAACCCTGGACGCCCGAGCACCAGACCAAGTACGACACCCTCACCGGTGATATCTCCGATCTCGATGGCCGGATCGAGCGTGAGCAAAAGGTGTTGGACCTCGCCGCCGAGCAGCACTTCAACAAGGGGGGCGATGGCAACAAGAAGCCTGGCAAGCGCGACACCGAAGACCTGCTCTCGGATATCGGCATCTTCGACACCTGGACCCGTCGCGGTGAGCGCGGTTTCACCAACGAGCAGGCCGCCAAGTTCTTCAATACGATGAGCACCACCACCGGGTCCGAGGGCGGCTACACCGTCCCGTCCGCTGTGGCGTCCAGCCTGATCGACTCCCTCAAACTGTTCGGCGGCATGCGCGCGGTGGCCGAGATCCTGAACACTGCCCAGGGCAACCCGCTGAGCTTCCCATCTTCGAATGGAACCAGCGAAGAGGGTGAGATCCTGGCCGAGAACGCCCAGGCCAGCGCTCTCGATCCGGCGTTCGGCACTGTCAGCCTGAACGTGTTCAAGTACAGCTCCAAGATCATTGCGGTACCGATCGAACTGCTGCAGGACAGTTCGATCGACATCGAGGCGTTCATTCGCAAGCGCATCATCGAACGTGTCGGTCGTATCACCAACCGCCACTTCACCACCGGCACCGGCACTGGCCAGCCGCGTGGCATCGTGACCGCATCCTCTTCCGGCAAGATCGGCACCACCGGCCAGACCCTGACCGTGGGTTACGACGACCTGGTCGACCTGCTGGAATCGGTGGACGAGGCCTATCAGCTGGCTGGCAACTGTAAGTTCATGTTCGCTCAAACCGTGCGCAAGCTGCTGCGCAAGCTGAAGGACACTGCAGGTCGCCCGATCTGGACCCCGGGCTACGAGGCCGGCATCACCGCCGGCGCCCCGGACCTGCTGCTGGGCAAGGAAGTGGCGCTGAACAACGACATGCCGGCGCCGGCGGCGAACGCCAAGTCGATCATCTACGGCGACCTGTCGAAGTACATGATCCGCGATGCCATGCAGGTCAACCTGATGCGCTTCGACGACAGCGCCTTCGCTTCCAAGGGGCAGGTCGGCTTCCTGGCCTTCATGCGCAGCGGCGGCAACCTGACCGATACCGACGCTGTGAAGCACTACCAGCACTCGGCGACCTAATGCGCCTGGCGGGCCACGGTCCGCCATTCCCTATCCAAAGGACATAAATCATGGCTGCAAAGAAAGATTTGGTGCAGGTGCGCGTGCTGTGCGGTTTCCCGCTCGAGGGGCGCGAGTACAAGCCCGGCCAGCTGGTTGGGTTCTCCGCCGAGCAGGTTGAGCAACTGAAGGGCATGGGCGCGGTCGACCCCGGCAAGGATGCCTTGGCCGCATGCAAGGCGGCGGGTTTCGATCTGGTCGAGCATTCGCCGGCCGATGCGCCAGAGGCGGCGGAAGAGGGCTGATCGTATGGGGCTGCAATTGCTGGAAGCGCCCACGGCCCAGGCTGTATCGCTTGAGGTGGCCAAGAAGCACTTGCGTATTGCCCCTGACGATACCGACCAGGACGATGAGGTGGCGCGTATCGTGCGTGCGGCAACTGCCTGGGCGGAGCGGATCACTCAGCGATCGCTGTGCCCGCAGCGCTGGCGGCTTCATCTGGATGGGTTCCCTTGCGGCGCGGTCTTGATTCCAAAACCGCCCCTGCAGACTGTCGAGGCCGTCAGCTACACCGATTCTGTCGGGTCTGTTCAGACGCTTGACGCGTCGGTATACATCGTCAACCCATTCGAGATTCTGGGGCGAGTATCGCTTGCACAGGGGGAGAGCTGGCCGGCGACACGCAAGCAGGCCATGTCGGTGCGGATCGACTTCACCGCCGGCTATACAGCTGTGCCGGAGGATGTCGTCTCGGCAATCCTTCTACTGGTCGGCCACCTGGACCAGAACCGTGAGCAGGTGGTCACCGGCACTATCGCCACGGATTTGCCGATGGGTGTTGAGGCGCTGTTGTCGTCCTACTGCGTTCCAGGTGTGCCATGAGACTCGGCCGGCTGAATCACCTCATCACGATTGAACACCTGGTGAAGGTCCGAGACCCGGCCACCTTGGAGTTCGGAGAACCAGCCTGGCAGAAGTTCGCCCAGGTTTACGCTGAAGTCTCACCGCTGTCTGCCAGAGACTTGATAGCGGCACAGGCTGCCCAGTCCGAAGCCACCGCCCGTATGGTGATCAGGTACCGGCCAGGCGTGCTGCCGACCATGCGCATCGTCTACCGTGGCGAGGTGTACAGCATCGAAGGCCCGCCTCTGGAGGATCAGAAATCTGGCCTGGAGTACCTGACCATTCTGGTTTCTAAGGGGGTGAAGGATGGCTGACGGTGTCGATTTCAGCATTCTTGGCTTGGACAGCCTGCTGGGTAAGTTGTCTGAGGTCGGCGTTGATGTTCGCCGCAAGGGTGGCCGCGCCGCGCTTCGCAAGGCTGCCCAGGTGGTGGTGCAGAAGGCTAAGGCAGGTGCTGAGCGCATCGACGACAAGGCCACTGGACGATCGATCTCGGACAACATCGCGCTGCGCTGGAATGGGAGGCTGTTCAAGCGCACTGGCGACCTGGGTTTCCGGATCGGTGTGCTGCACGGCGCGGTGCTCAAGGATGGCGGAGATCTCAGCTCGAACGCACCGACGCCTCATTGGCGTCTGATCGAGTTCGGTACCGAGAAGATGCCCGCAGCACCATTCATGCGCCCGGCCCTGGCCGACAGCATCAGCGAGGTGACCAACACCTTCGTCACCGAGTACGAAAAGGCAATCGACCGTGCCATTCGGCGCGCAGCGAAGAAGGCGGTAGGCTCATGACACCACCCATCGTACAGGCCTGCCTGCAGAGCCCTGCCGTTACCGCGCTGCTCGGCGCCGGGACTGGCATGCGCCTCTACTCGTTTGGCGAAGCGGAGCAGGGCGTGGCCAAGCCATACGCTGTTTGGCAGATCGTCAGCGGCAGTCCCGAGAACTACCTGGCTGGCCGGCCAGATCTCGACAGCGTCACCCTGCAGGTCGATGTGTACGCCGCGACTGGCGATTCTGCCCGGAAGGTTCGTGACGCGATCCGTGATGCGGTTGAACTGGACGCCTACGTCACCCGCTGGGGCGTGGAAGGTCGCGATCCAAAGACCGAGAATTACCGAGCCAGCTTCGACGTGGACTGGATGGTTCACCGGTAGAGCTGCAACAAACCCCAATAGCCCGCCCAGTGCGGGTTTTCTTTTGCCCGCAATTGGAGAGACCCATGGCGATTCTCGCTCAAGGCACCCAGATCTACGCCCTGGTGCCCAAAGTTGGTAACCCGTCCGAGTTCGAAGTTATCGAAATCGAGTGTGCAACGGCGTTCAACCCCGGCGGCAACCCGGCTGACCAGGTTGAGGTGACCTGCCTCAGCGACACGGTCCGTAAGTATCTGCGCGGCCTGCGCACGCCAGGCCAGGCTTCGCTGACACTCAACGTCGACCCGCGCAACGCGTCCCACGTTCGCCTCCACCAGATCTCCGAGGATGACACCATCGAGAGCATTCGTTGGGTGGTGGGCTGGTCCGATGGCAAGGATATCAAGCCGACTGTTGGCGTCGCTGGCGCAATTGCGGCCATCGAATTAACCAGCGGCGGTTCCGGCTATACCTCGGCGCCTACCGTTGCGTTCTCTGGTGGCGGCGGTACCGGCGCTGCTGCAACCGCGATCATCGAGGACGGCAAAGTGATTGGCTTCAACATCACCAATGCCGGCTCCGGTTACACCAGCAAGCCGAGTATCACCCTCACCGGTGGCGGCGGTACCGGCGCAGCAGCTTCGGCGATCCTGGGCGAGGCGGATGACTTCGTGTTGCCGTCGACCCGAACCTGGTTCTTGTTCGACGGCTACGTCTCTGACTTCCCGTTCGATTTCGCGGCGAACGCGGCGGTGACCACTGCTGCCACGATCCAGCGTTCCGGCGGCTCCGCCTGGATTCGCAAGACCACCAACACCTGAGGTAACGCATGAAACTGACACTCGACGCGCTCAAGGGCGCGGGGTCATTCACTGGGCGCCCGGTGGAAAAAGAAATCAAGTGGCGTCAGGACGGCACGGATTACACCGCCACGGTGTATGTACGGCCGACGGGCTACCAGACGGCGGTGAGCGATGTGCTTTCCGCTACCGGCAGGCAAGACAGCATTGCAGGCCGTATTGCCGCGTCTATCTGCGACGAGCACGGCAACCCGGTGTTCGGCAGCTCACTGGATATCACTCACGGTCCGCTTGATCCAGTTGAACTGGAAAAGGACCCGGAGAGCACCAAGCGCCTGGGTTCGCTTGACGGTGCCCTGACCGTCGCCCTGCTGTTCGCTATCCAAGAGGTAAACGATTTGGGAAAGACGAAGAGCTCACCGAGCGAGACGAAGTCTGGCACGAACTCGTCCTCTCCGGCGTCGGGGGCTCGACGATCGCGCAGGCCAAGGAAAACCTAAGCCTGAGTGAGTTCAGGTCCTGGGTGAAGTACCGAAGGCGCCGCGGCTCATTGCATCTTGGACTGCGGGTTGAGCGCTCGGTAGCCATGCTGGCGGCGCTGACAGCCAACCTTCACCGTGACCAGCAGAAGCGTCCGGCGCCCTACACATGGAAGGATTTCGCGCTGCATGAGGATGAGGACGAACCGATCTCGCTGGAAGAGGCCATTGCATCGTGGGCATAGCCTTGTATCCCGCATAAGGCTTGTCACTTCGGTGATATGTTAGATTGTCCAGATTTACACGGAGTTCGGGATCATGGTCGTCGATGCAGGTGCATTGCAGAGCAACGTAATGAAGGGCATGGTGGTAGCGTTGTACTTTCTGCCGTTCATCGTTGCCTGGCTGCGGGGCCATCACAACAAAGCACCAGTCTTTCTGCTAAACCTGTTTCTTGGGTGGACTGGCATCGGTTGGCTTGCGGCTCTAATTTGGTCGGTCTCCTCGATAAGAAGGCAGGCTGCCGTCGAATCGAGCGATTTGACAGCACCTCGCTCTGAAACAGCAGACCCGTACCAGAAGCTTGAAAAATTAGCCGAACTGAGAGAGCGCGGGCTTCTCACCGCTGAAGAGTTTGAAGCGGAGAAAACTAAGCTACTCAGTAGATAGACACACAATTGACAATGCGCCCGCTCTGCGGGCTTTTTTTTGCCCGGAGAAAAAGATGGCCTCAAGATCATTAGGCACTTTGACTCTGGACGTCATTGCGCAGGTAGGCGGTTTTGTTGCCGGCATGAACAAGGCGGAGCGCAGTTCCGCAAAATGGCGAAAAGAGGTTGAGAATAGTGCAAAGGCAGTTGGTACTGCCATAGGTGCTGGAATCGCCACTGGCATTACGGCTTTGACGGCAATGACCATTTCTGCTGTCAATTCGGCGTCTGAAATAGTTAATATGGCAGCAGTCGCAAACGTCAGCGTCACTGATTTCCAGAAGATGGCGGTGGGCGCCAAGACTGTAGGGATTGAACAAGACAAGCTTGCTGACATTCTCAAGGATGTGAATGACAAGGTCGGTGACTTTTTAAACACCGGCGGCGGTGGCATGGCTGATTTTTTTGAGCAGATTGCTCCTAAAGTCGGAGTCACGGCGGATCAGTTCAAGAACCTCAGCGGTAGCCAGGCTCTGGGTCTTTACGTGTCCAGCCTAGAGAAAGCAAAAGTCAGTCAGTCTGACATGACCTTCTACCTCGAAGCGATCGCTAGTGATGCAACGGCCCTGCTGCCGCTGCTGCGGAATAATGCTGAGGGATTCAGGAAGTATGGTGACGCAGCTGAGGCAGCCGGCGCTGTAATGGACGAAAAAACCATTCTGGCGGCGAAGCAGTTCAGCACAGAGCTTACTGTTTTAGGGACATATCTAGGATCGGTTAAAACCGCTCTTGCTGCTGAGCTGATGCCCGTTTTGGCGCAGTTCTCTAAAGATCTGACTGATACCACCGCTAATGCTGGAGGGCTTCAGAAAAAGGTCAAGGAGCTCGCCAACGACCTAGTTGAAGCTGTCGCGGTTACCGCCACTTTGGCAGACGGTCTTGGAAGAACATTTAAAGTTGTTGCTGGAGTTATTGCTTCAGGGTTCGCAACTACTTTCAGTTATATTCAGCAGCTCGGCGCCGCTGGTAACAAGATTCTTGGCGCTATCACGTTCGGAGACATGTCAAAGAATTTCAAAGCAGATGCTGCGAAATTAACAGGCGATGCTGTGGACAACATGACTACGGCGAACTCAATCGTCATAGATTTGATGAAAGAGTTCGACAAGCCTTGGGCTGGTGACGCAATCCGCCAGTACGTCATTGATGCGAAAAAAGCAGCAGCTGAGCTTGGAACAATTACACCCCCCGGGACGTTTACGCCAACAACTCCTGATCAGCAAGCAGCCACCAAAGCAGCCGAAGCAGCAGCCAAGAAGCTGCAGGGCCAGTTCGACACGGCCGAGGAGGGCTACAAGCGGCAGATTGCGCTGATCAATACGGAGACCGACAAGCGCAAGGAGGCCACCGAGGTCGCCAAGCTTCAGTTCGAACTGGAGTCGGGAAATCTCACGGGGCTGAGCGTCAAGCAGCAGGAGCGCCTAAAAGGTCTGGCCGCCGAACTGGACCAGCTGAAAAAGCTGAAGCAGGCCAAGGAGGATGACAAGGCGGTCAGCGAGTTTGGCGCAAGCGTGAAGCGGCAACTGGACATCGACCAGCGCGCTCTGGACGCGCCATTGCTGAACGCCTATAGCAGCGACGAGATGAAGCAGCGGGCGCTGGATCTGCTGGCGATCGAGCAGGACTACCAGGACCAGCTTGAGGACTTACGGCAGCGGCACGAAGCCGGCGACGTTTCGGATTCGGCGTATGAGCGCGAGACGAAAATTCTCAATGATGCGCTGGAAGAGCGCCGGGCCATGCAGGAGAAGTACTACGAGGACATAGACAAGCTTCAGCTCAATGGTACGGCCGGCTTCCTCAGCGGCTTTGCCACCCAGGCCGAAGCAGCGATGGACCTTTATGGCAGCATGCAGCAGGTCGGCGCCGATACCTTGGCCAACCTGACGGATGCTGTCACCGAGTGGGCCGAGACCGGCAAGCTTGATATCGAGGGCTTCGCTTCAACGTTCATTCAATCCATGGGCAACGCGCTGCTGTCCTTCGCTGCTGCACAGGTGGCCATGGCTGCTCTGAACGCCTTCGTTTCTATGATAGGTGTTCCCTTCGTAGGCCCAGCAATTGCGCCTGGTGCTGCAATCGCCGCCGCCGGTGCCGCTGGTGTGCTGATGTCCGCTGTTGGCGCTTCGCTCGACGGCCAGGCGCACGACGGCATCGATTACGTGCCGGCTGATGGCACCTGGAACTTGAAGAAGGGCGAACGGGTTACGACCGCCGAAACCAGCGCGAAGCTTGACCGCACATTGGATAGCGTGGCGAAAAACTCGACCCAGCCTGGGGCGCTGAAGATCATCAACAACGCTCCGCCGGTTCGTGCTCGCCGGGAGATGTCCGAAGGCGAATTGGCAGTAATCCTTGACGCTGCTGAGGACAGGATCGCCAGCGGGTTCGCCCGCGGCACCGGCAAGGTGAGTCGCGCCGCCGGGGCTGCCTACGGCTTGAGGAGGGACCCAAAATGACGGCGCTTGAAGTTGTTTATGCCTCTGGCGGGGATGACATAGTTCCAACGCTGGAGATTTCCTGCCCTGCCTGGGACAAGACGCTTTACCTGGTGCAGGACTTCGAAGATTTCCGGGCAACGACCGAGGCCGGCAAAACAGTCACGTTCCTGGCCTCGGCCATCGACGTGGCGTTGCCAGCCAAGGACAACAGTGGCGCACAGACGCTGACCTTCGTTATCGACAACGTAACGGGCGAAGCGCAGCAGCTGATCGATGCATCACTCGAAGCCGAGGCCAGGGTCACCATCGTTTACCGCGAGTACCTGTACAGCATCCCCGGCGAGCCTGCTGACAGGCCATACCGGATGACATCGTTCGGCGGGACCATGGATGGACCTACGATCCAGATCGAGGCCGGCTATTACGACCTGATCAACATGATGTGGAACAGGTTCCGCTACACCACCGATTTCGCTCCAGCACTGACCTACCAGTAGCCATGTACGACAAATATTTCACCGCGACGTATGAAGACGGGGCGCGGGGTGAGGTCGTGGGCGGCCGATATTTGCTCGACTGCTGGGGCCTGGTCCTGGCCATCCGCGAGGAGGTGCTCGGCCTGCCGCCTCTGCCTTCTTTCGGGCCAATAGACCGCCGTGACCTTCGCTCATCCGCTAAGGCCTATGCCAAGTACTCCGACCTGATGCCAGTTGGGCCTCCAGTTCCGGGGGCAATTGCCGCCGTGATTCATGGTGGGCTGTGCACACACGTCGGTGTCGTCGTCCTGATTGACGGCGAGCTGCGGGTCTTCGAGACCAACCCCGTTGCTGGGGTGACCAACATGCGCCTGATCGACTTCGAGCGATCCTACCCAAAGGTCAAATACCATCGTGATCGAGATCTTCCCGAGCAAGCTTGAAGGCGGGCCGCTTGAGCGCCATCCGTTGGAGCAGGCCACGACCGTCGAGGCGTGGCTGAAGGCCAAGGTCAAGGGTTACGAGCCAAGGCCGTTACCGCCGATCAGCATCCTGGTGAACGGTGAACTGGTTGAGCCGTCCGCCTGGTGTGAAACCGAGATTGGGCCGGATGACCAGGTGGCAATCTACATCGAGCCAAAGGGCAGCTCTCTCAAGACCATCTTCAAGCCTGGCCCGCTGGCCAAGCTGTTTGGCCTGGGCAACCCTTTCGACCCGGTTAAGCCGGCCACGCCCAACGTGCAGAACCGGAGCTCGAAGGAGCTGAACCTGTCGACGGTGAAGGGTAACCTGCCCGCGCTGAATGATGTGATCCCCGAACTGGCAGGTTCGCCGAAACGGTTCCCGGACCTGCTGGCGCCGGTTCATAGATACTTCGGTGATCCCACCGAGCAATGGGCGGAATTGCTGTTGTGCATCGGCAGGGGCAAATATCAGGTGTTGCCCAGCGATATCCTGGTCGGGGACACGCCGATCGCTTCCCTTGGCGGTACCGCCAGCTACGCGATTTATGGCCCCGGCGAAGACCTAGCCAGCGAGACAGCCGCCCAGTGGTGGCATAGCGCAACCGAGGTTGGGGCGACCAACACCGGCAATGCCGGGCTCACGCTGACTACCACGGTTGCAGTGCAGCAGCAGTTCTCTGGCAGTGCCGTTCAGGCGAGTGACTTTGTGATCACCGTTCCGGAGGGGGCAGGGTGGTTCCCTGCCGGCTGGGCGGCCGGCATGATTGCTCGCATTGAGGTGCCTTACTCGTACACCTTCACCGCGCCCGCCGATGGTAGCGCCACGGTGATCAGCGGCAAGCACCTGCCTATGCTGCTGCCCTTTGTTGGTATGAAGATCGAGATCACCGGTGCCAACGCCGGCGAGTATGTCGTGGCCACCTACGACCCGGAGGTGCCAGGCACTCCGGAAGTGCTTGGTAGTGCTTCCATGGTGACCGGCAGCGCAGCGCCGAACCGCTTCAACTTCGATGTTGTGCCGCTGAGCTTCACCGTGACTCGCGGCGCGAGCACGTTTCCCGTGACGCTGAACACGGCCACCACCAACCTGGCCGGCTTGGTGTCGGCGGTGAACAGCGCATTGGCTGGTACGCCGCTGGTGGCCAGTGCTTCTGCTGGTCTGCTGCGTATTGCCGAGCAGACCGCGCCTTTCAGCGGCGTTGGGCTGGGCCTTACTGGAACGACTTCGGACATTTTCGGGGCCAGTCCGGTGTTCATGACCGGCACCAAGTCGGAAGCTGCGACTGATGGCCAGTTGGCGAAGATGACCCTGGCATACGACGGCGGTGCGCCGGTTATCGGCCTGCAGGTCGGGGAGTTGCTATCGACCATCGGCTACCGCGACCTTCGGTATCGCATCACAGCGGTTGCCGACGACTCCGAGGAGGATGACGAGGACACTCCGGAAAACGAAGCGCACGGGCCGTCCGCCATCACCGTCGCACGCTTGACTGACACCGGCGCCGTGCATGACGAATGGGAAGGATTCGACCCTATCGAAACCAACGATGTGAACATCGTCCTTGATGGTTCGACCACCGAGGGCGATTGGTCCGGCCCCATCGCCGCGCTGCCTGATGGAGAGGTCACCCGCCGGCTTGAGGTGGACTTCTTCTTCCCGCAGGGGCTGATCCGTTACACGGACAAGAACGGCAACCCACGCCAGGTCAGCGTCAAGGTCGAGATCCAGTACCGCGACATCGCGACAGCGGGTGATTGGACATCCGTGACTACGACGTACACAGCCACATCACCGGACCAGATGGGCTACACCCGCAAAATTTCGCTGCCAACCTTCATGCGCCCGGAAGTGCGCGTGCGTAGGATCGGCGAGGAGTCGACCAGCTCCAACAAGCAGGATCGGGTCCAGTGGTTTGGCCTGCGCGCCCGGATCGAGCGAGCGCCGCACCGCTATGAAGGCGTCACGGTCATGGTGGTTTACATCAAGGGCAGCAACCGGCTTTCTGCTCAATCCCAGACGATGGTCTCGGTCCGGCCAACCCGGGTGCTGCCGGTGCGCAGCGGAGGTGCTTGGGCTGTCGAAACGCCCACCAGGGACATCGTGCCGTGGCTCGCTCACGTCGCTCGCAGCATTGGTTATACCGACGACGACCTTGACCTGGCCGAACTGGACCGCCTGGATGCTATTTGGCGGGCGCGTGGTGACAAATTCGACCTTGAGGTGAATGGCCAGGAAACGGTGCTTGAGGCGCTAAACACTGCACTGATGGCCGGCTTTGCTGAGTTGACCATAGACCGTGGGCTGATACGCCCAGTGCGTGACGAGCCTCGGTCGGTGTACGAGCACCTGTACACGCCGCAGAGCATGGTGGCGAGACTGGTCCGTAAGTTCACCACGGTGCGGCCAGACGATTACGACGGGGTAGATGTCGAGTACACGGACGAGGACACCTGGCAGAAGGAAACAGTGAAGTGCCGTCTGCCTGGTGACCAAGGCCTGAAGACAGAGAAGATCACGCTGAGAGGGGTGGTTAACCGGGATCGGGCTTGGCGGATCGGGATGCGGCAGCGGCGGCGGTACAAGTACCAACGTCACGGCTATACGTTCTCCACGGAACTCGCCGCGATGAACAGCCGGTACAAGAGCTACTGCGCCGCCTCCGACGACATACCTGGATACGGACAGAGCTCATTGCTGATCGACCTTCAGGAGGGCAATGACCTGACCTTGTTGGAGAGTTCGGAGCCGCTGCCGTGGGAAGAGGGGGCCAGCCACGTTGTTGGCCTTCGCCGCCCAGATGGCACGCTAAGCGGCCCATGGCCGGCAACCAGGGTCGACGAGACCAGGCTGACGGTTCCTCAGCTCGACTTCGTTCCGGATCTGTCGTGGGACATCGAGCCGCCGCACCTGCAGTTCGGCACAACTACCCGGTGGAGCTACCCGATCCTGATCGAATCCATCACGCCGAATGACTTCACCGCCGATGTCGAGGCCGTGAACTATGACGCGCGAGTCTATGCCGACGACGATAACTTTGCTCCGACCTGAGGAAGGGCCTGATGCTTTCGATACCTGACAACCTTCCGCTGCCGTTGCGTGAAGGGTATGGGTTTGCACCGGTGAGCCCCATCGAGCGAACGCCGCTGGTTACCGGCAGGGCAATACAGCGCCGGCGCTACCGGACGGTTCCCACCCTGGTGAACGTCTCTTGGATGTTCACGGCTACCGAGGCAAAGCTGTTCGACGGTTGGCGCAAGTGGGGAATCAAGTGGGCGGATTGGTTTCTCTGTCCGCTCAAAACCCAGCTGGGACTCCAGCCGACCCGGGCCCGGTTCACGGATAAGCCGGTGGTGCCGGAGTTGGTCGGCGTCGACCTTTGGCGCTACACCGCGGAGCTCGAACTGTTCGAGCTGCCCATCGTTGATGAGGCGGAATTCACCTCTCTGCTTGCCGGCATGCCGATCACGGTAATGACCGCCCAGCTCCGAGCCTTGCTGGAACGCTGGTACACCAAGTCT